CAGCGGCAGGCCACCCAGGTACTCCAGACCGTACTCGGCCGCCATCTTCTCGCCACCGCCCTGACCGAAGATGTGCTCGACGTGGCCGCAGTTGCTGCACACGTGCATGGCCATGTTCTCGACCACGCCCATGACGGGGATGCCGACCTTCTCGAACATCTTGTAGCCCTTGCGCGCATCCAGCAGCGCGATGTCCTGCGGCGTGGTGACGATGACGGCGCCGGTGACGGGGATCTTCTGCGAGAGCGTCAGGTGCACGTCACCCGTGCCCGGGGGCATGTCGATGACCAGGTAGTCGAGGTCGCGCCAGTTGGTCTGGCGCAGCAGCTGCTCCAGCGCCTGCACCACCAAGTCTTTGTCGGCGGGTTTCAGGCGGCCGGCTTTGACCAAGCCTTCGGCAAAGTCGGCATTGGTTTTGTGCGCCGCATCACGCAGGTCTTTCTCCTGCTCGTCTTGCAGCTTCTTCAGCTCGGCTTTGGCTTGGGCGGCCTCGGCCTCTGCTTTTTCCTGCGCCGCTTTGGCGGCGGCAAGGGCGGCGGCTTGGGTGTTGTCGGACATATTTGTCTCCTGTTCGGGTTGGGATGGATTGGCGGGTTGTGGATTTGGCGCGGGCTCTGCGGGGGCAGGCTCCGCTCCCTCGGAAAAATCGGCAGGCTTAAAGCCCAGTGCGCTCATCAGGCCGCGCAGCAGGCGCATGGACGGGGATTCGGACGGCTCGGCAAACTCCACCACGCCTTCCTCTGCCTCGCCAAACTCAACAGCACGCAGCCCTTTGACGGCAGGCGGGTGGGCGCCGAGAAAGCCGACGTGGCGCAGCGACCATTTGCCCGGCACAGGGTTGGCGGGCGAATCGGGCGTGTAGAAACTGGCGGACACTTTTTTGTAGCGGCCGTCGCGCACCAGCGTGGCGAAGCCCTCGTCCATCTGCGCGAAATCGGCCAGCAGGCTGCCGCCCTCGGCTTTCAGCCCGCCGACCCAGCCATAGGCAGGCGCATCCACAGCGGGATGCCCCACCACCACCGGCGCTTCGTGCAGGCCTAGGTTGTAGGCGGCTGCTGCCTCGGCAAGGTCGGCCTCGGTAATGGTTATCTTGCGGCCGTTGTTGTCGGTGTGTGTGCCGGCGCGGAAAATCTCAAACTGTTTGCTCATGAAAAAAGCCCCATCGGATTGATGAGGCCATTGTGTGCGGGATTTTGTCCGCGGTCTTTGAAAACGTTTTAAGAAATGCACCAGAAAAACAAAACCGCCGATTTTGCGTTTTTAGCGCATTCGGCGGTCGGGATAGGCAAACATACCAACTTCGGGAAACAGGGCGGTCAGGCGCGGTCATGACCGCTTTACTTTGCACTTTGCGCTCCGCCCCCGAGATTGCCGAATAAATCGGCCTGCTTCTCGGCGAAAATACGCTGCCGCTCTTCCTTGATGATGGCATAAACCCGCTGGCGGGTAATATTGTATTTCTTGGCCAGCTCCTCATGGTTATTGCCGCTCCACTCTTCATAGATTTTACGGTTGCGGGCACGGGCACGGCCGGAAATATTGCGGGGGATATAAATATTCTCCCCTCCGAACTCATCCAGTACATAATCCACCACTACTTCGCTGACCTTTTCGGCGGTGCTGCGCGGCAGCCCGCCTATCAGAATCATCTGCCGCGCCAAACTGTCAAGCAAGGCTGCCGTAAACTCATGCACTCTGTCCGCCATATCATCCCTCCACTCGCTGCTTCCATTTCTTCAAATGTTCAATTACCCGCGCGGCATCCTCTATACTCAACCATCCGTGGTAGTCCACGCCCGTCATGCGCTTCACAAACTTGGCCAGGCTGGCCTCGGCCGGGCTGTGTACCGCGCCCAGCTGGTACAGTGCCAGCCACAGCCCGCGGATCATCGCCACCTGTTTGCCGTGGTCGTACACCGTCAGATCGGCCTTGCCGTTCGGCCTTGTTTTGCCGGTGGTCACCACAAAGCCCTGCGCCTTCATCATCCGCAAGGCCAGCTCCAGCTCGTCGATGCTCATCGCTTTGCTGCTGGTTTTGCCGTGCGAGGCGTTGGCCAGCAGGGTACGGTAGGCGGTGTCATCCATCATCAGCTGGCTTTTGGCCACGTGCAGCAGCCGCACCAGGCGGGCTTTTTTTTGCGCTGCGGTCTGTTTCATGGTTTCCTCCTGCGTCTTCCCGAAATCTCAAACTGGAGCGGGCTGGGATGCAACCCGCTCGGGTTTGCCATTTTCAGGTAGCCTTTAATCTGCCTGCGCCTTGATGAGGTCGCGCAGCTGTTGCGATGCGCTGAAACGCACCCTGAGCCCAGCCGGGATTTCCAGCGGCTCGCCGGTCTGCGGATTGCGTCCGGCGCGGGCGGCAGTCTCGCGCACTTCAAAGCTGCCGAAGCCGTGCAGCACCACTTTGCCGTGTGCGGCCAGCTCCCGCTTTAAAGTCAGCAGCAGCGCGTCAATCACGATGCGGGCATCGGCTTTGCCAGTTTTGGCCAGTTGTGCCACGGTGGCGGTCAGTTCGGTTTTGGTCATGGCTTAGTCCTCCATAAGTGATTCGCAGATTTCGGCGGCATCTTCCTCGCTGATGCGCTGTTCGGCACAATATGCCAGCCACGCCGACCAGTTCTGCTCCAAAAAGTCTTTCACAATCACGCCATTTGCTGAATCAAACATTTCACTGCTCCTAGGTTCAAAAGCGGCAAACCGTGCCGCGCGGGTTTAACAAATACTGATTTCCTGCATTTCCCTGCCCGTTACCAGCTCGTATTCGCGCCGGATGTAGTGCAGGGCAATAATGGCGAGGTTTTGGGCGGCCGTGCCGCCGTCCTGCGTTCCCACCGGCATTGGTTCGCTGCTGTCCAGCTTAACCAGCAGGCCGTGCCCGGCGTCGGTTAGAGTCAGGGTTACCTGTGCCATGAATTACACCTTCGCAATGTCTAAATTGAGCAGCTGATACTCGCCCCGGCTGTCGCGTTTGTGCACGCGCACATAGGCTTTGCTCATCTGTACCTGCAGGCTGTCGGAGAGTGCATCCATCGCCCGATGCCATTTCTCGTCGTCGATGTTCAGGCGGCGCAGGCCGAGTACGCGCGAGGTGCTGATTTTCCCGTCCTGCCCCACTTGGAAGGCGGTGTTGATCAGGGTTTTCAGCTCGGTGCGGCTGTCTGCCGTCCACTCGTTGATGCACTCGTCAATCAAAGCCTTGGCCGCTGCCAGCCCCTCGTCGAATGCCAGCGTGTCCTGCATCGCCAGCGTAACGCGCAGGCTGCCGTCGAAGCTGTGCAGGGTAACGTTGCCTTTGCGTCCGCCCAGCTGCACTTGGTAGCGGTCGGCCGAAAGCTGCACAAAGGCGGCAATGTCGTCCATTGCGGAGCGTTTGAAATCGGCCAGTTCTTCCTGTACTGCCTGTGCTTTTCCGGCCAGTTCGCGCACTAGCTCGTCGCGCAGCAGGTCGATCTCTTTGATGTTGGCCAGCGGTACCAGATTGCCTTTGGCATCGGTACGGTATTGGCTGGGGTCAATTTGCTGTGTCATGGTTTTTTCCTTCCTCGTCTAAAAACTGTTTTCGTTCAACCATCTTGTCGGCCAGCATACCCATCATTTCGGCCAGCCGTTTTTTGTTGCGGGCGATTTCCTCGGGCGTCCACACTTTCTTCGGCGCGTCCAGCATCGGCGGTGGCGGCGCGGGTGGCAGGCAGGCAATCAGCATCTTTGGTATCGGCCAGCGTTCCGCCTGCGCCCACAGCAGGGCGAACGCCTGCTCCAGCCTCGGCACGTCGCGCTCGTCGTCCCACGCGATGGGCAGCGCGTCAAATGCGGCAATCCATGCTTGGAACATCCCGTCCACCGCATCGGCCGGCGGGTGGCCGGGGAGGCGCATCGCCAAGGTACGCTGCAGGCCGCTGATCAGCGTGTTGTTGACTTGCGTGGTCATCATCTTTTGTACCTCTCGCCTGCGGCGGCTGCCTGCAATGTGCCGCTGGGTGCGGGCTGCGGGCTCGGGCTGCCTGAAATCCGTGTGCCGTCGGCTGCGGCGGGCAGCGTGGTGGTGGTTTTGTCGGGCGACCAGGAGGTCAGGATTTCCAGCAGGTAGCCGTGACTGCCCAAAGGCGGGGTCAGCTTGCCATTTTCCCGTGCCTCGATGCAGCGGCCGAACGCCCAAATCCAAGCCTCGCGCGGCGCGGGGTAGGTCTTTCTGTTGCGGGTAATCTCACCGGCCTGAATCATCGGCACCAGCTCGGCCAGCAGTTTGGCGGCCCGTGCCCAGCTCAAGTCTTTGCGCTCGGGGCGGAACAGCGTCAGGTAGCGCAATGCGGCTTTGACCATCTCGCCGCCGATGCCGGCCAGTTCCACCATCAGGCGGCGGGCGTCGTCGTGGGTAATCAACAGCTCGATGCTGGCAGTGGCGCCGCAGGCGGGGCAGCGGGTTTTCATGGGGCGTCCTCCAACACCACGCCCCGCATCCGCTCCTTATCGCTCATGCTGCTGTACACCGCATCCAGCTCCGAGGCTGCCTGTGCCGCTGCCGCATCCTGTTCGGCCATCTTGGCCAAGCGCGGGGCGGGCGCGGCGGCCGGCTGCACTTGGCAGCTGTCGAGCAGTGAGGTGAGCATCAGGTAGCCTGTGCACATCAGCGCGGCTATCAGCCAGCGGCGCAGCCCGGCTTTCAATCCGTCTTCCCACATCTCACACCTCCTGCCCTTCGTCCGCTTCATCAATGCCGGCGGCTATCGCCAGCTCCAAAATATCCTGCCAGTCCAGGGTAAAGCGTTTGCCGGTAATGTCGCTGATGATGATCGGGCAGCATTTAGTATCCATCTGCATGGTGTATTTCCGCCCGTCTAGTTCGCCGGTGCCGATTTGCTGATGGAGATAGAAAGCCTTGGGGTCGATAAACCTGCCGTATTGTGTGCCCATCTCACACCCCCCTTACCATATCGCCGTCCACCGGAAGCGCCAGCTCGGCGGCCTGATTCATGGCGGCGGATACCAAGTTGTTCACGGCCAGCGGATACAGCAGGCTATGCTCCTCGATGCCGTGCTGCCGGTTGCGGCCGCGCACGGTCAGCCGCTCGGCCACCGCGTCAACCGCGCTCTCGTCCATAATCTGCGCGATGTCGGCGCCGGCGCGGGCAAATTTGTGTTTCAGGTAGCCTGACAATTTGCCGTCGGTCAGCGGCTCGAGGGTAACGATCTCGCAACGCTGCACCACTTCGCGCACGTTCGGGTTGTTTTCGGCCAGCTTCTGCGCCAGCTCGGTCTGCCCGATCAGGATGATGCCCAGCAGGCGCTCGAAGCCATTTTTCAGCTCGAAAAAGCGTTTCAGGTGTTTCAAGGTGGGAATCGGCATCCCGTGCGCCTCTTCGATAATCAGCACGTGTTTGTTACCTGCTTTGGCGCTTTCCTGCAAAGCTCGGTGGATTTGGCGAAAGCGGGCTTCCGGGCTGCGTTTCGGGCTGCTGCCGGGCGATACCGCTTCCAGTATGGCTTCGGCAATGTGCACGGCTTTCAGGGTTTTGCCTTTCTGGTCGTTGTCTTCCATCGCCAAAACGTAGGGCTCGATCATCACAATCGGCTTTCCCTCGCGGCGGATGCGGTCTTGCAGGTCTTCGCGCAGGGTGGATTTGCCCGCGCCGCTCTCGCCTACCACCGCCACGAAGCCGCCGTGGCAGGCCGTTTGAAACATCGCCTCGCGCACATAGCGCACGTCGGGCGTCAGATACACGTCCTCGGCAGAGTTGATTTCGTCGTTAAACGGGTCGCGCACCAGTCCGAAATGGCGGCGGGCGGCTTGTGTCAGGGTGGATTTTCGTAATAACATCTCGGTGTCCTCACTTTCATTAGGGTGGGCAGGTGCGGCTTCCGTGTTTTCCAGACACTCGGGGATGTCCGCACCATTCCGTTTAAAAAACGCTTTCAATTCCTCACGCAGCTTCGCTGCGTCTTTTTTCGGCCAGCTGCCGTGGTTGATTACAGCCACCAGCATCGGCTTGCTGCAGCCGATTTCGGCGGCGGCTTTGGCAAACGATTTGCCGATTTGTTTAAAGGCTGCCTTCATATTCACGCTCCTTTAACCATCTTCAGGCTGCCTGAAGTTTTCAGGCGGTTGAATACTTCCTCAATCTGGCTGGCGGCCACCCCGTCCGGGTACAGCCGTTGCAGGGTTTTTACCGCCTCGCCCCAGTTGCCGCCGGCGGCTTCGATGCGCGGTTTCAGCAGCTTGGCCAGCTCCACCTTGCTCAACACCTGCTCGGCCACTTCCATGCGGTTGTAGTCCATCTGCCTGCCGCTGCGCTCGAAGTAGAGCGTGTTGCGCTCGGCAAGGGTGTCTTCTTGGTGTTTGTAGGGGTCGATGCTGCCGCCGAACGGCACGGCCTTGCCTTTGCGTTTGGCCGCCGCTTCCTGCAGCGTGCCGGCCTGCATCGCCAGCTTGTCCAGCTCTTTGGCGTTCTGTTGGGCGGCAGTTTCAGGTAGCCCTTTGTATTCCTGCCCGATAACGGCGGCGGTGGTGCGAAAGCCCATCTCGTCAAACACCACTTCCGGCACCGCCTGCCAGATTTCGCTGCCCTCGGCGTCGTAGGTGGCCACGCGGGCGCCGTTGCTCTCCCACGGGTTCTTGGCCACCAGCAGCTTCTGTCCCACCAGCACCCCCGCAATCTCTTTCACGCTGTAGCAGCGCCCGCCAAACTGGATTTCCAAATCGCTCGACACCTTCGCTTCTTTCGGTGCGCTCAATGCCAGCTCGCGGCAGTAGTCGGCGGGCGGCGGCAGAATCAGCTGCTCGGCCTTGATCCGATTCCACGCCTGATAGCGCGTCAGGCCGTGGCGGCTGTGGATTTGGGTGCCGTTGTAGTAGCGCATCCAGCGTTCGGCCAGCGCGTTCAGGCGGTCGATGTCGGAGACTTCGGTAAAGCGCAGCCCGCTTTCAAACGCCGTTTCCACAATGTCGTTGCCTTTTTCCACCTGTCCTTTGGCGCGCGGGTTGCCCGGCTTGTTGATCTGCACATGCACGTCCAGCGACTTGCACAGGTTTTTAAACGCTGCCGAGGTATTCGCACTGCCCGGGTCGAGCATTACCATGCGCGGCACCCCGCGGAACGGGTCTTTGCCCACATCTTCTTTTTGCTGCATCATGTAGATGAAGAAGTCGCACAAGTTGGCGCTGGTCTCGCCGCCGAAGTAGTAGCGGGCAAGGATGGTGCCGCTGGCGTGGTCGGTGCCGGTGTAGCGCCACACGCGGTCGTTTTCGATTTTGACCACGTTTTTCGGTTTGTTTTTGTAGAACTCTTCCTGCTTCATTACCCGCAGGCCGCTGTCCTCGCCGCTGCGCGGCAGGTAGTAGAGCACGCACAAACTGGGGTCGATCTGCCAGCAGTGGTTCGGGTGTTCCGATTTCATGCGGTTTACCGGCGCGGGCTGCAGCAGTTGGTCGGGGTGCAGCTTGTATTCGCGCAGGGCGCGGGTAACCGTGCTCTCGGACAAGGGCAGCACCTCCCCCGTTTCCTCATCCACGCGGGCGGCATCGATTTTGCCGTTGGCGCGCAGCATCTCCACTGCGCGGGCTACCGACATCAGCCGTTTGCCGTTGCGCCGCATCGCCTCCATCAGCACGGCCGAAATCAGCTGTGCCTCGTGCAGGCTTAATTCCGAGCGGCCGGCATCGCTGCGCCGTTTGCGGCCGGGCTTCACACTGACCGCTTCCAGCTTGCGGTACAGCGTGGCCACGCTGATGCCCAGCTCGGCCGCCTGGCTTTTCAGGTAGCCTGCCTTCTCGCCGTGGCCGAGGGTGGCTGCATGAGCGGCCACGGCAGCCAGTTTCTCGGTCAATGCAGGGTTCATGGTTTACTCCCCGTCCAACCATTCCGGCTTGGCGTTGGTCGGCGCTTCCTGCGGCAGGGTAAAGCGTTCGCGCAGGGTTTCGGCATCTCGGATGATTTGGTTGATGGCCGCCACCATCTGCGGGCGGTGGTCGTAGCCGTTGGCTTCGCCGTGTGCCAGCATCTGTTCGAAGACCTCGGCAAAGCGGCTCAAATCGCTGCGGGCGGCCACTTCCAAACTGGAGAGCTGCATGGTCAGCTCGCTGCCCACATCTTCGGGGCTCGGCTCTTTGCCCTTTTGCTTCTTAGCCAGTTTCTCGGCCAGCTCGTCCACCTTCTTGTTTTTGTCGGCGATGATTTTGTCTTTGGCCTCGGCGGTTTCGCGGCTTTCGCGTAAAGCCACACGCAGCTCTCGTACTGTCATTCTGCTTACATCGTCTAAAGTCATGCCGTCTACTTCGCCGCCGTCGGCCAGCTCAGTAATGGCCTCATCCTCTTCCACCAGCAGTTCCAACATTTTGGATTTACCCAATCCTGCCAGTTTTTGAGCAGCTTTCTGCATTTGTGGGGTTGCGAAACGCATGGTGGCTCTCATCAATCTAGATGCCTCCATTTTTCCGATACAAAATTCTTGTTGAACGATATCAAGAAATCGCCCATGTTCTGTATGTTCTTTTAATACAATCAAGGCTCTTCCAAGCTCAAACATCCCTTCCATTGTTTGGCGAACTGCCTGACGGCCTCGTTCAATCCAGCGGTCTTCGTTATAAACCTCACCGTTTCCCCATTGCTCCATTACCATCACGCTGTTCATTGCTGCGTGATTAGCCGCCATATTCAGGGTGTCATGTTCGATAACTTCTTTACTCATTTTGGTTCTCCAAAAGTAACGACGTCGTTACTTTTCAAGGTTGTTATCCAAAAGCGACGACGTCGTCGCTTTTCAAAATCTGTTTACACGCTGGTCGGTTTCTTCCAGCTTGTCTCTTAGGTATTCGGTCTGTCGGCGGAAGCCTTCGGCAATTTGTAGCGTTTTGATGCTGTAGGCAAAATTCCCGTTGTCCAGCTTGACTACCAGCCCTTCCGCGATCAAGTCATCCAAATCCCGGCTCACATACACCGGTGAAATACCCAAACCGTCTGAAATCTCCTTGTTGCTGATACCAATAATCGGATGGGCATCCAATGCTTTAAATACCTTTAAAATCCGCGTGCCTTTACCGCTTGCCATATCAATCCTCCGGTTGCTCTTTCAGTCCCAATTTAATCGCCGCCTCGTGCGCCATACCGCGCCGGCCTTTCAGTTGGCCGCGCAACAGGTGCTCCACCACCGTGCGCTCGAAGCCGAAATACCTTGCCCATGCGCTACGGTTGATGCCGTGCCGTACAAAGTACCGCTGTGCCGACTGTGTTGTCTGCGGATAGGGCAGCGGCAGAAATTTGTCATGTTGCTTACTCATTTAGTGCCTACCTGTGTTAATCTGTGCTAATCGTTTATTCCAAGGAGTCCCGT